CGAATCGCGACAAGACCTGATCGAGCTGACGCGGGACGGCTCGGCGGCGCACCGTTTGGCGCGTCGAGCCAACGCGCTGGTGCTGTTGGACGCCGGGATGAAAGTCGGCGGCGCCGCGGCAATCGTCGTCACTATCGCCGCAATGCTGAAGCTGCTCCCCGGAGCGGCAATCGACCTGGGATCCCCAGGCACGGCCATCGTGTAGGGTCTCTTCGATACGATCCCGAGTTCTCGTTCCTGTTCGTCTGCACGCTGGTGACCGCCGCCGCTACGGCAGAACAGGACCCGGCATCGGCCAGCGGCGAAACTGTCGAGGCACTGTAGCGGCTTCCCACCGCCGTCTGGCAGGCAGGATCAGGCGGCCCGCTGGAGGTCATGCCAGCGATCCGACGTCGGAGGGCCTACCGAGAACCCGTCGGTTATGCCTCGACCAGGCGCTTGAACTGCGCTGCCGAAAACGGCCTACCCGTCGCCGTCACATACCCGCGCTCCGCCAGCAATGCCGATGTTGCCAGCAATGTCCGGCCTTCGCGTGTGGCCCTTCCTGCCTTCGATACGACGGCCCGCCTGCGCCGACGCTTTTGCATCCGCCGGCGACCGCCGGCGCCCGCCAGCGATTCAACGCCTGGATACGCAACGAAATTCAAATTTTGGTAAAGCGGCGCGGCACAGCTGCCAGGTCGCTGGGATCAACCACCAAGCCCATACCTGCGAGCGCGCGAACGACGACCGCCTTCTCAGAACAGCCGGTTTTAATCGCGCGCTCGCTGATGGCCATCGCAGTGGCAGCTGTGATCATCATGGTAAACCGCACGTTGTGACGCGCCTGACGCATGGCTGCGACGGCAAGCGGGTCAGGCGGAGATCGGGGCAGGCGATGCGGCATTGGACGCCGGGGCGGCCGAGAGGATGTTACGAGGCCAATCCGATCCACCGGGCCATGTCAGAGACCTTGCCCGCGGTCTGGTTGAACGCCAGCGCCAGGGCGTCGACCAGGTCATCGTGCGCGCCGGCCGGGAACGCCGCCAATTCGTCCAGCAGCGCGGCATTCCAGGGAGCCTTGAGCATGCCAACGCGGCCGATATTGCACTGGCAGGCGGCCGGATCGGCACGAACCTCTTTGCTGCCGCTCACGCGCTCAGTCTTGACGCGGTAGCCGCTCAACATCCGCACCAAGTCCTCGGCCTGCACCCTGCCGGCCTGCCCAGGGTCCTCGGGAAACCACTGGGTGGTGCGCCGCCCGTCCGCCGCGGCAATGGTTCGGATAAAGTGCCGCACCTCATCCGGCGAACCTCGCAACCGCTGGACGTCCACGATCACGGTCATGTCCTTGAATCGCGGATCACCATGAAGGCGAACAAGCTTCACCGTCGCGGTGTAATCGCCCCTGCCGGATGACGCTGCCAAATCCCACGCGCGAACTTCATCCAGGAAGCGGACGCCCGGGGGAAGCTGATCAAGAATCGGCATTCTGGCCGGCTTGAACATGGCGCCCTCAGGTGGCCTGGGCCTGCCTTGGAACTGGCTCGCCCAATCGCGCGAGCGGCCCTGCCGTTCATACTCCGCTTGCAGCTCGAGCAGCTTCACGCCGTAGCCGTAGGCGGCGTCGTCGGCCCACAGCGGGTCGCCTTCAGCGCGGCCGAGCGGATCATCAGCACCCTCCGAGATCGCCGGCAGGCGCAGGATCCGCCAGCTATCGGCCTGCTCGCGCTCGAGGCGGCACATCAAATCCATCTCGTGATACGCGGTCGCGATGAGCACCACGCCGCCGCGCGGCTTCAACCGCGGCAGCAGATCGCTGTGGAAGAACTCCCAGAGCGAGTTGCGCCCCACCTCGCTTTCCGCCTCCGCACGGCTGCGAATGGGATCATCGATGAGCACAAGGTCGGCGCGAAACCCGCGGATCGCCTGCCCAACGCCGGCGGCGAGATAGGTGCAGCCGTTGCTGGTCTCCCAGCGACCCCGCGCGTCGTTGGTGAGATCGTAGCCGAGCAGGTCGCTATGCTCGCGAATGATCCGCTGCACATGGACGGAGTTCGACTCGGCGAGCTCGCTGGTGTGACTGACGGCAATAATGTTGCTGTGTGGATGACCGGCGAAGTACCAGGCGGGCGCGATGTGCGAGGTGTACGTCGTCTTCGCCGACCCCGGTGGGGCGATAAGGATGAGCTTCGCCACCTGCCCGCGCGCCACCGCCTCCAGCTCGGCACAAAACAACTCGTGATGCTGCGCCGGCCGGAAGCCGCGCGGCTCCAACAGCTCGCTCGCACAGGCCAGCAAATTCTGCCGGCACACCCGGCGCCACTGCTCACGTTTCACTTCGTAGAGCTTACGGGCCGCGTCCTTGTCGCCATCGGCCAACAGACGAGCTGGCAGGGCACCTGGTAGGAGGGGGGATGCTGCGCTCATGGTGATGTCCTCCGGCTCAATATCGGCCCTGCTTAGCGCGGTCGCTCAGGCCGCCGCCAGCGGTGGACGTCATCCGACTGCGGCGGCCTGAAGCGATCGGTCGGATCGACCGCCAGGCCCAGCGCCTCGAGGCCGCACACGACGACCTGATCGCTTAGCACGACACGATATCAGGCAGCTGCCGCAGTTCGCAGCAACAAACTCCGCACCGCCGCCGCGGTCCAGGCGCCACCGCGCATCGTCTGTACATCACGCCGCGACAGCTCACCCGCAATCCGCCGTAAGCTCATACCACCATCGCGCAACTCGGTAGCGATAGGGGCAACACGCCGGGCGAATTCGTCCGATGCCCGCACCAGCGCCGCAGTGCCCAGACGTGAATCGAGCTTGTGCTGACTGGGCCGCCAGCCACCTAACTTCACACCGCGGGCCTTGGCAGCCGCCAGCGCGTCCTTCGTGCGGCGCGAGATCATCTCTCGCTCCTCTTGGGCGATCACCGCCATCAACCGCACCGTCAGGCGGTTAGCGTTCGGCATGTCGACGGCGACGAAGTCGACGCCAGCCTTCTCAAGGCCTAGCAGGAAGTGCGCATCGCGAGATAAGCGATCGAGCTTGGCAATAACCAGCGTCGCGCCCATCAGCTTGCAAGCACGCATGGCCTCGGCCAGCGCTGGGCGATCAGCGTTCTTGCCGCTCTCGATCTCGGCGTGCTCGGACAGCAACGTCCATTTGCCGCCGTCCAGATAGTCCAGAACCGCCTTGCGCTGCGCCTCCAGGCCCAGACCCGAGTGGCCCTGCTTGGCGGTGCTGACGCGGTAGTAGGCGACGAAACGGCCCTTAGCCATTACTGTATGCTCTCACGCGACGTTCGTTGACTGGATACATACAGCACGGCCACGTAAGGAAAGCCAGCAAAACTGGTATGAACAACCTGCATGATCATAGTGCGCGTCGCGGTCATTAGGACGTCGCTCATCAGCGATATCCACGGCGCTGCTCGGCAAAATAGGGACCGCCATGGCAGCCCCCAGGCGATGCCACACGGCGTTCAGCGGACTAGCCGGGGCGGCCTTCCTAGTGTTCCGACTCTATCGTATCGCTCCCAACTCGGGCGCGGGAGGCCACGGTGTGGCACGCCTTGGCCGGGATCGAAGTGTTAAAGTCACAGCACTAGCGCCTCGACCGTCTCAGCGCTTCAGTGCACGACCTCGCCGTCGATCGTCTCGCCGTTCGCCACAGCAACGGCAGCGAGCTTGCGTTCATAGGCCTCCGCTCGCGCCTGTAGATCCTCGTCGCTCAGCGACGCCAGCTCGTGGGTTACACGGACTTCGCTGCTGCTCAGCTTGGCGTTCGTGTAAGGCGCCAGCGCAATCGCCGCAAACAACGCACCGGCATAATCGCCCAAGCGCCAGCGCATGGACATAATCGCGTGAATCACCCGCAGCGGATGCATATCTTCAAGTGCAACAGCAGGTAAATCGACTGCCAGCATCATCCTGGCTTCCTGCTCGATCTCTAGCAGCACCGTAGCTTCGCGCTGCCCAGGCAACCGATTTGGTGTGCCTCGCCTGCGTCCGCCGCTCTTCGGGCACCCTTTCGGCCGTCCCGCCACTACGCTGACCTTTCTGCCGCCGGCAGACTAGCACCGACCGCGATATATCTACTTCACCCGATGTCGGTTTTCTACTCTTCTACTTTCGCACGTGAGTTGCAGATCCACAAACCCGTGACATCGGCAAGCCGCGGATAACGCTGTCGCCCCCGGTCTTACTTCTCTGGCAGCAGTAAGGGCCACAACGCTGCCGGCGCAAGCGCCTCGTCCCCAGGTTCACCCTCGGACAACCGCCACAGAATCTGCAGCCCGTCGGCCTCCTCCAGCAGGTAAGTTCCTGCCGGATCGTCCTCCGCGAGCAAAATCAACGCCGTCAGGTCAACACGTCGCACGCCAGGTCATATAGGCGCCCGGCCGCAAGGGGAACTATGTTTCCCAGTTTTTGGCCGACTTCCGCCCTTTTTGTGCGACGGGGAACTATGGGACTATAGCCGCTATTGTAGACCCTTTTGCGATACTTTCGCGGCTTTAGTACAAATTATGCTAAACCCCCAGTAATAGCGGCTATGGTCCCATAGTTCCCATTAAAACGCTAACTGATTGAAATCGGCCAAAAAATCCTGGGAACTATGGTCCCCCTTGCTCCTTTGGCACGGGCTGATCAGCGCCGGGATCAGCTCTTGCCACACTGATTTGACGGTTAGATTCACCGGCCAAGCTCAAGCGCGCTATATGCCAGGCGCAATTCATCCATGATCCGCGCATCAATCGGTTCGCCATAGTCCAGGGCGCATAAGAGATCGTCGAGAGGGCACGCCATAGCGTAGCGTGCCTCGTCAGGCAGCGAGGCAACGAGCATCTGAGCGGTTTCATGAGTCAGGTCTCTGGCCAACATTGGAAGTGATCCCTTTCAGTTAGAGGTTGCGGCTGATCCGATGCGGTCGGCCCCTTGCCATCTCGATCGACCCGACGATCTGGGCGTCGACTGATCGACCGCCTGTACGCCGCCACCTTCGCCCTGCTATTTCCCCGCGCCATCACAGTTGAGGACGCGAACGGTGAACCGCGCCGCATGCAGCAGGCTTACAGGTCGTTGTCCCCCTTCTGCGGCTTGATCTCTCTCAGCTGCAGCCCATTGATCGCCTTCGGCTTATGGTGGTTGAGCCACACCTGCTTGGTGAACCCGCGATCGGTCAGCGCCTGCACGAACTGCCGTTCAATCGGCAGACGTTCGCCTTTCCCATGCATCCACTGCGCGTACGATTGATATAGCTTTCGTGTGCTCTCGCTCAGCCCAGCTCCGGTCTCACAGCATTCTGTCAACCAGTCGCCAAGCGCGTCCTCCGTGCTGATGTAGTCGTCGGTTGCCGTGCGCACAGCCGCTGGCGACTGCAATCCTTCCTGCTGCCAGCGCACTGTGCCTTCGAGCATCCACGCCAGGACGCCAGGCCCCTCGGCCTGCAGCTTTTCCAGCAGCTGCTTGTCGCGCTGTGCCTCGGGGACACGCACGGTGAACGGGATCAGCTGCAGCCGCCGCTTGATCGCCTCGTCGATATTGCGCAGCCGCGGCTTGTGGTTGCCATAGACGAACAGCTTGAACTGCGGCTTGAAGCCGAAGAAGTCCTGCCGCATGAACCGGGCCTGAATTTGCTCCCCGCCGGTCAGCAGCTTGATGCGGTTCTCTGCCCAGTGCCGACCTTCCTCGGTCTCCGACGCGGTCACCAGCCGCGCGCCGCGCAGCCGGGCGATCTCAGTCGGGTGGTTGTCGTTCCTGTTGGCGGTGAGGGTCTCCATCGGCGTGCCAGTCCCGTAGTCGCCCATCAGCCAACGCCACAGTTCGACCAGCTTGGTCTTGCCGTTCGCGCCGGTGCCGTGGCCGAACCACAACATTTCTTCACTGGTGTCGCCGGTCAGGCTGTAGCCGCAGACCCGCTGCAGGTAATCGATCTTGCTGCTGTCCTTAGCCATGATCTCGTTGAGGAACCGCAGCCAGCGCGGGCACGGGCACGCCAGGTCTGGTGTCACCGCAGTGGTCTTGGTCATGTAGTCCGCCGCCCGGTGTGGCCTCAGCTTTCCGGTGCGCAGGTTCACCACCCCGCCAGGCGTGTTCAGCAGCCACGGGTCAGCATCCCACTGCTCGACCGTCGCCGCCAGCTCAGAGGTCGCCCTGGCCTGGCGCAACATGGCCTGTAGCGTGCTAGTCTTGGTGAGCGTGCGCGCCTGTGTCGCCTTGGTGCACTGCGCGGCCATCACCTGCAAGAACAGCCGCGCCTCGTTGACGACTTCCTCGGTCGTGTCCTCTTTCCACACCGTGCCGGTCCACCAGTACCAGTGTCCCCACTTCGCCACGTAGCGCAGCTGCTTGCGGTGGAGCTTGGCGAATCGGCGAGCCAGCGCCGCCTCGCTCAGCCGTGGCGGCATGACCTCGGTCTCTGACAGCGTGGCCGCAGTCTCGTCTGCCTGGTCGAATTCCAGTTTCTCCTCTGGCCACTTCCAGCCATGCTGCTGCGCCAGCGCGAACACCGTGCCGGCGCCAACTGTGTGCGGTGGCGACGCCTCGAAGCTGTCCCATAGAGCTTCCGCCTCCAGCAGGTGTGGCTCCTGGTCGTCATCAGGGCCGAGCCATGCGACCGCGCGGGCGAGCCACACCTCGCGACCTGCCTCAGAACCTTCGCAGCCGGCGTAGAACGCCAGACCGATATCAACCCACTGCTCCCGGTCGACGAGGTCGGAAGGGAGAAACATCAGCGCGTCGAACAGCGCATCCTGATCGCGTGCCCGCTTGCCGAGATCGGAAGTAAGGCCGATCGCTCCCAGGTTACCATTGCTGCCGCTACCGGCTCCGCCGCTGCCACCACCAGTGCCGAGCCAATCGTCGAGTAGCGCGCGGGTCATCATGGTACGGCGTTCAACCCGGTGGCCGTTCGCCTCGGTCGCGCTGAACGTGTTGTATAAGTTGCGCGGCCCGACGAACACTTCGACCCTGCGGCCACCTTCACTCCAGCGGGTGTATTTGCCCGGTGGTACGCCATCTGTGACCTTGTTGCGGCAGATCACCCGCATGCCGCGGCCGGACACCGTCCGGTAGTTGAAGCTGTCGAGCCGCGCAATCATCGCAGCGATCTCCGCCACCACCACGCCGTCCGGACCGATGCAGTGGTCGAAGTCGAAGGCGATCATCCCGGCGGGAATGACAAAACCTACGCCAGCTTCACCCGGCGGATAGCGCAGCATCTCGTCGACCGCGTCTTCCAGGCTGACCCAGCTCTTCGGGTCGTTCGTGCGAAACCCTGGCGCGGGCGGCTTGTCGATCTTGCCGTTGGCCAGCTTGATGATCAGGTGCACGAGCCAGATCTTGCCGGAGAACGCCTGCACGACCGGTGCGGCCGCGTTCAGCAGCCGCGCGCGTTCAGGGTTACATTCCTGATCCATGCCGCCTCACTCCTTGCCGTAGCGGTCGCGGATGAAAGCTTTGGTCGTGATCGGACAGCCGCGCGCCCAGCCCGGCAGCGTGTCCATCACCGCGGCCAGCGCCTCCCTGGTGACGCTGCCGGCTGACACCTCGCACACCACCTCGTCGTGCACCTGCAGCACCACCGGCCAGCCGTGCGCTTCGCAGCGCAGTGCCGCTGCGACCAGGAGATCTCGCGCGGTGCTCTGCACGAGGTACGCCGTCAGCACGCCGCCCCACAGCGTCTGCCGCACCCATTGATGCGCCAGGTTCAGCCCCATCACCGACAGCGTCTCGCGCGGCTCGAACAGCCCGTTGCGGTCGTCCAGCACGAGCTTCGGCTGGTGCAGCCGCACCCACCGGCCCGAGGGCAGCTGCAGGCCGAGCCATTGCCGGTTCTTGGTCACCTTGAAGGCTGCGCGGCCGTCACACACCGGGATGGCAATATCGGGCGCATACAGCGCGTCGAACGCCGCCGCCTCGAGCTCACGCCAGAGTTCAGGGATGTGCGGCCAGGTGCCGCGATAGGTGTCGATGGCAGCGCGCGCCAGCGGCTCGTCGACGACGAGCTGATAGCCGTCGCGCGCCTGCTTGATGAGCGACCGCCACCCCATACCGTAGCCGCTGGCCAGGGTGACCATCTTGCCGAAGGTGTATTTCTCATCGACGATGTCGGCGATCGGCAGGCCGTAAATGCGTGCGCCCATCGCCTCGTAGATCTTCGCGCCGCGGCGCATGTCCTTGAGCAGATCATGTTGCCCGGCGAGCCACGCGAGTACGCGCAGCTCGACCTGGCTGAAGTCGCCGATCGCCAGCGCGTGCCCCGCCGCCGGCACGATGGCCCCCCGCAGCAGCCGCACCAGCGCCGCCATCGGCGCGCCGTGCTTCTCCTGGAACGCCGCCGGGTCGAGCGCCCGCATGTCGGCGAGCACCGCCGGCCACTGCTCAGGCGGATAGCTGTCGCGTGGCAGGTTCTGCGGTTGGAACAGCCGGGCAGTCTGCCTGCCGGTCAGCGTGCCGTGGTACAGCAGCGAGCCGCGCAGTCGGCTGTCCGGACTCACCGCAGCGGCCAGCGCGACGATCTTGGCAACGCTGGAGCGGCCGTAATCCTGCCGGACTTCCAGGGCCGCGCGCGCCGCCGCGGGCAGCCCTGGACGCTCCAGCAGCTCGCGGACGGACGCCTTGGTCAGCTGTCCCTTGGCGCTGCCGTTCTCCTCGTCGCCGTTCTCTTCGTCGGTGTCGTCGGCGCCATCGGCGAGGACCCGCAGGTCAATCCCTTGCGCCTGCAGCCAGGCGCCGAGCGCCTTGACGCTCGAAATGCTCTTCACCGCGCCGCTGGTGACCCGGGCCATCTCGGCATCGCCGGCGCGCTGCGCCATGACATAGAACGGCCCGGCGACGCGGAGGAACGCCGGGTCGATGCGGAATCCGCGTTCGTTCACCGTCTGGTCGTGCCGCCAGATCGCGCGTTCACTGTCCGGCAAATGTGGCAGGCGCTGATACATCAGCATCGCCAGCCGCAGATCTTGGATGTTGTAATTGCGCACCAGCGCCAGGCGCTTCGGATCATCGGCAAAGACCGGTTCGCCGCAGCGCGACCACGACCGCGGCTGCATCAGATAACGCAGCGCGTTCTGGCCCTGCTTGTCCTTCGTCATGGTGATGCCGAGTGCGGGTGCGGCCTTCTCCAAGCCGCGCGGCAGACCGCACATCGCGGCGCGGGCGGCGATGTCGTGCTGCTGTTCGCGCCGGATCGGCGGCCAGTCCGGCCGCACCGCGTGCCACACTGTGGCGTCGAACGACGAGTTCCAGGTATGCACGTTAGCGCCGCCGGCGATCGCCTGGTGCAGCTGGTCGAGCGCAGCCGTGTCGTTGTCGCCTGGCGCCCAGCTATGAATGTGTGGTTCACCGACGACCTGCCACGCCAGGCAGAGCAGCGACGTACTCGGATGCAAGGCGTATTCGCTGGCCGGCACGGTGGTCAGCTTGAGCGCGGAGCGGGTTTCCAGATCGAGGACGATGTCGCACGACGAAACAGGGCCGGCTGTCGCCGGCCCCGCTTTCCGTGAAGTTGGCGATGCACTCACCGCCGCCGCTGTGGCCGAGCGGCATCAGGTTCGAGGTCGTCGTTATCGGCCTCGGGGAGATCCTCGGGGTCGAACTCCTCGCCCGGCTTCGGCCGCGCCGCGCCGAGCCGCGTGTCGTGCTTCAGCAGCTGGATGTTGCCGAGCCCGAGTGAGACACCCTTACTGGTCTGCTACTGGTCTGCCTGTCGTAGGTGAACGCGTTGACCGATACGGTGGCCCAGCGACCGGAGTACACTTCGCCGCGGAGGTCCGCCTTGTTCAGCTCGGCGACATTGGCGTCGACGATAGCGGGCGGCTCCAGCGTAGTGCAGCGGACGAAGCACCAGCCTGGCGGAAAGTTGCCGATCTTGGGATAGTCGGCGCAATCCTTGATCACCGGATCGCGGTGGATTCCCTTCAACGGCTTGGGCCAGTCGGCTTTTTTGCCCCAACGTGCGATCACTGCGGCTTCCAGGATCGCCTCGATCTGCTCGATAGCGGGGTGCCCCGGCGGTAGCAGGAGTGTGACGCTGTACTTCGGTTGCCCACCTTCCTCGTACGGCTTCGCCACGATCAGCGTGTCGGCGTAAGCCAGCCGGACATACTTCAACACCGTACGGGTGTTGGCAGGCTTTCTGTTGTCGTTCATCGTATTCGACCTTTCAAACAAGTTAACCAATTGGCCTTGTTGCGCTGTCACTTCAGCATGTCGCTTCTCCCTCTGCGGTGAATTCGGCGATCGCCTCGCGTGCCGTGAAAGCGCGAAAGGCGTCGCAGCTGGTGCGCGCGCTGCAGAAATGACTCCGGCACCATGAACCGGCCTGCAGCGGCGGATCGGGCTCGCCGGTCGCGACATGGGCGCGATCGACGTATTCCGAGAGCGTGTTGAGGATACCGGCGACGGTGTGGCGCGCTCGGCGCGCTGGCTGCATGCCGCCGTTCGGCTGCACGACGATGGTGTCGATCCACTTGATCTTGCGTTGATCGGTGGCAGGAAGAGATATGAGCGCCATACCGGCATACAACTTCAGCTGCAGCGCATCGGCGGCGACGGTGATCAGGCCGGACTTCAGGTCGAAGACGCTGAGAACGCCCCAGGCGAGGTCGACCACGCACGCGTCCGCGGTGCCGAAGAGCTCTGGATGCCAGGCCGAGAGGTCGAGCCGCTGCTCGATCAGCGGTGCGACATCGGCGCGTGCGGCGATCGTGCGCACGGCCTCGAGATACGGCGCGATGGTCGGATCGCTACTCCTGGTGCCGGCGCGCAGATGCTGTTCCGCCTGCGCATGCAGGTCGGTGCCGCGCTCGGCGGCTTCACCGGCAATGCGCGGGCCTGCAGCTTGCTGCGCTTTGACGCTGCCGGGACAGTGCCAGATCAACTCCGCTTGCGACGGACCGATACGGGAATGGGCGGGCGGTGCTATTGGTGCTGTTGCTGGTGCTGCGGGTGCCGGCTCGCCACCCAGCCGTTTTCGTGCTGTCTCGACGTACTGCGGGTCGATCTCGATGCCGATACCGCGGCAGCCGAGCTGTTGAGCTGCAACCAGCGTGGTGCCGGCGCCGAGAAACGGGTCGAGCACGACGAGGTCCGGTCGCAGCCCGTGCAGTTTGATGCACCAGGTCGGCAGCTCGACCGGGAAGCCGGCGGGGTGATCGAACTTTTGTGCTTTCCGCTGCACCGTATCGTAGTCAATGAACCAGGTGTTGCCGCGATCGCGTTTGTCTTCCGCGTGACCGCGCCGGGCGATGTTCGACTTGTCGGCGAACGGCACGCCGATCGCGAGCTTGTCCAGCTGCACGTCGCCGTGCCTGGTGAAATGGATGACGTCCTCGAACATGCGAGTGAGGTAGAGCGGTGAATTCACCGGCTTGTTGTGCCCGCGGATCACCCCGTCGACGGCGATCGACTTGATCCAGACGAGGCGATTCTGCGGCACGAAACCAGCCTTCAGGATGACGTTGATCACCGCATAGGGCAGCGCCAGGTCGTCCTTGGTGCCGGTGCCGATGTTGAAAAAGAAACTGCCGGCAGGTTTGAGCACGCGATGCAGCTCGGCGACGCGTGCGAACAGTCCGGTGAGATAGACTGCCCGCGGCTGGCGATCGTCATGCTGGTGGTAGTCGACGCCGATATTGTATGGCGGTGACGTGACGATCACGTCGACCGACGCCGTCTCCATCGCCTGCAGCTCGATCAGGCAGTCGCCCCGAACGACCGTCTGATTGCCGATGTGCCAGCGGTTGCTCATGCGCTTTGCTTCGCTGTCGGTTCGTCCGTGCACTGCGTCGGCCTAGTTGCCGTGACCGTCTCAATCTCCGGCAACTGGTCGCCGTAAGAGGTCCAGCCATGCCGGCGCGTGCGGGCGAACAGCTCGAGGCGCCGTACGTCGCCGAATAGGCGCTCCAGCCCCCCGGCGACCTCATCCGGCTTCCGGCTGTGCTCCCGTCGCGCCGCAAGGATCACCTCGGACACGCCGCGGTCGTGGCGCTTCAGCCCGTTGCCGCGTTTGGCCAGCAACAGCTGCTCGGCGCCTTTTCTGGTGTAGTAGCCGGTGCCGAAATGCGGCTTCCCGTAAGAGTCCAGCTTTACCCAAGTGAAGCCGATCGCGACGTAGCTGAAACCCCAACCGGCGATCAGCGCGAGCGTATCGGGCAGCCGCGGACCGTACGCCCATATCGCCAGGATGGCGTCCGGTGCCGCGATCTCTGCGACCGGCATCGCGAGCAGGTCGGGCAATGCCATGCAGCGGTACTTGCGCTGCGGCGATCGACCTTCGCCCTTGCTGCTCCACGTGTCGAAATACAACGGTGGATCGCAGAGGATCAGATCGAACGGACCGGCCGGAAGATGTGTCATGCCGTGTGCAGCGCCTGCTTTGCGGCCTCGATCGCGCGATCGACCTCGAGCAGCAGATCGAGAATTGTTTCGTCGTCACGCGAACTTCGCTGCTGCTCGAGCTCGAACAGCAGCGCGCGCTGGCGCTCGAGCAGGGCCATCGGATCGCGCGCGTCCATAATCACAGCGCCTGCAGCGCGGACAGCGCCGCCGCCAGGCGTGCGGCGGGCACGTCGTCGATCCGCAAGGCGCCATCGGCGACGCTGCTGATCACTGTCCTTGTGGCAGCGATGCCGAACTGCCGCGTCGTGCGCTTCGCCTCGAACTCGACGCGGGCGCGCAGCGCGTCCTCGTCTTCGACATCTTCGTGGTCTTTGCCGTTGGCGTCGGTCGCTGTCAGCGTTGAAGCTGCTGCTGCTGCGGATGACGCTGTCGGCGTTGACGCTGGTGGCGCTTTGGCTGTCCGCGCACGCCTTGTTGGCTGCACCGACTCCGACATTTTGTCGTGTGCCAGCAGCGCCTTGACGCATAGTTCGACACCGCAGGCGGTGCCGGCGCCGACCGTGTCGACGTTCCCCAGCACCTCGAGCAGCTGATCGAGTTTGGCCTTTAGCTCGTCGAGCTGCGGCAGGCGCACCACGAGTTCCATCATGCGATCTCCTTGACCAGGGGTTCGATCAGCTCTGCGGCGAGCACCGCCTTGCGGCGCGCGACGCCGACGATGTGTTCGTCCAGCGAATTGGGGATCAGCAGGAAGTCGATCTGCACATCCCGAACCTGGCCGGCGCGATACAGCCGCGCGATCGCCTGTTCGCTGACGGCAGCGGTCCAGTCCGGCTCGACGATCGCTGCATAGCGGCAAGCTTGCAGGTTGAGCCCGAGCGAGCCCGACTGACTCTGCAGCAGCAGCACCGGCAGCTTGCCGCGGTCGAAGTCGTCGATCAGTCGCGTGCGGGTTGCGGCTGGCGTGTCGCCGCGCACCATGCCGGCGGAGATCTCCGCCAGACGCAACTGCGCCAGCATCACGTCGGCGACTTCTTTGTGGTGGAAAAAGCCGATCCCCCGATCTTCGCCGCCGGCGAGGCGCTCGGTCAGATGATCAGCGGCCGCTGTGGCTTTCGCCACGCCGAGGACTCGCCGCAGGGTTGACAGCTGTGGCGCGTACTGCCGCAGCAGCGCCAGCACTTCATCGTCCGACGCGGTCCGCAGCCGCTCGAGCAGCTTTGGCGGCACTGTCTTGAGCGCCGCGGTCAGCTCGGCGCTCGGCGCGACCGCCAGGGCGAACTCGGCGATGCGGAGCGCCGGGAGGTCGAGCACGTCGCGCCGGCCCAGCCGCGACATGTGTGGTGCCAGCTTAGTACGCAGCTCGGCAACGTGCTGTGCAGCTACCGGGATCTGCACGCTACGACCACCGCTGATCGGCACGGTCTTGAAGACGCAGAAATAGGCTTCGTACTCAGCCTGCTGCATACGGCGCAGCACGCCGTTCTCGTCCTCAACTGCGATGGTGCGGGGAAATAGCCGGTTGATCGCTGGGAACAGGTCGGCCGGACTGTTGACCACCGGCGTACCGCTCAGCAGCACGACGCGGTCGGCCTGCCCCGCAAGACATGGGGCACGCCCGAACACACGCTGCGTGCGCTTCGCGGTTGCGTTGCGCAGCAGCTGTGATTCGTCGATAACGAGCAGACACCAGCGTTGCGCGATCAGCTGCTGAAAGATGCCGTTCGGCAGCAGCTGGTCGTAATTGACGACGATCCAGTCGACGTCGCGGTCCAGCTTCGCGCGCCTGCCCTCGAGGATCTGCACGCTTGTGTTGGGCCCGCCCCAACGCTTCAGTTCGCGCGCCACCTGCACCTTGCAGGACGCAGGACACAGATAGAGCTTCGGTCCGTCGCCCAGCGCCCAGCCCAGCCGCGCGACCACCGGCGTCTTGCCGACGCCCTGCTCCCAGTAGAGCATCCGGTGACTGGTGGTGCTGAGCAGGTGCTCGAGCTCCGTCACCTGGTGCCGGTACAGGTTGGCAAACAGGTGCGAGTCTCGCTGCGGCAGAATGGCGACGTCGTTCACGCTGGCACCAGCGCGACACTGCCGCCGCCGCACGGAATGCAGCCTATCCGCCCGACTGCAGATGGCACTAGCGGCGTGCTGAAACCGCAGCGGGGGCAAATAACCTTGATCCGCTTCGGCTTGGGCGGCGTGACGTCTTCCTGCGGCAGCGCATCGCCCCAGGCGATCGTGGTGGCGTCACCCCAGGTGATTCCGTTCGTGCTGCGCATGAGCGCGTCGAAAGCGACCGCGAACGGCCCACCCTCGATGACGTAGTCGGACATTTTGTAACCGGTCTCACGGCCGCCGGGCGCACCGGTGTGGCTTGGCTGCAAGCCGATACGTTTCATGAGCTCAGCCCATTGCCGGTCGTGGTAACCGGCCCTCGTTGGGCGGCCGAAGTGCCGCACGAAGGCGTGGCACTGCTCGTGCACCAAGGTGGAACAGACGTCGCGCGGACCGCGCGAGCGAAAAAACGCTGGGTTCAACGCCAGCTCATCGACCCGCGTCTTGTCGTCGCTCATCGAGACGAACCTGCCAGCGCAATAATGGCCCATCACGTTGCGCTGCCGCTGCAGCACGATCAGCGGCGACGACAAGCGACCAGCGAACAACACGCGATTGAAGTGCGTGAAGGCCTGCTGAAGCGCGCTGTACTGCTGTTCGGTCGGTGCTGTTATTTGTGGGGTGCACACCACATCGAGGTCGCGGGGATCGATGACGTCCATAGTGTCTCAACTCCTCTCTTGGAGCCGGACTCGCGGGACGCTGCGCAACTAGCTATATGGCGGCGTAGACCAGACGCTTTGCCATATAGCCGCCGGCCGCAGACGATCGCGAGCCGGCGGTTGCTACGGTGTGGCGGCGACCTCCTTCACCGGCTGCGCGATCTGGCGGCGCGCCGCTTCCTCGGCAGTGCTGCGGATTGGCTCGCCGAGCTGCGCCTCGGCCCAGGCATCGGCCAGCGCGCGTGGATACCGCACAACACAGCCGTCTCGCAGAAATGGCGGACCCTCGCCGGTACCGCGGAGTTGTGCCAGCCGGCGCGGTGAGCGGTGGATTCGATACTGGTCCCAGAGATGCCGGGACAGTTCTTCAGGGAGGAAGGGTGGATCTTTTAGGGCAGCCATCCTTACCCATCCCCTCATTTTCATTGAGGCATAAAAGAACCGGGCGGTCATGGGGGTGAT